CCAGCCGTAAATGTGCCAGTTTTAGAGACGGTGATCTTAATCCACGGTTTATCTATCTCGCGCGGGAGCCAGCGGGGGCCGACACAAAGGCCAGTCTGAAGCTCAGCAAGCGTCACAGTCCAGGAAGGGCCAACGGCGGCATAGGTGCCACCCTGAGTGTCGGACTGCGAAAAGCCGATGGTCAGGCTAGTGCCGCCGGCAACGTCTTTGGTTGCGCGGATGGCAACAGGAATCGGTTCCTGGCGGCCGGGCTTTTTGAAGGAATTGAGCGCTATTGCAACCGGCGTCACGGTGCCGGAAAGAGCCTGCGAATCAATGGATACAAGATTGTCATCAATGAGCATTGTTGTTTCCTCCTTTAGGCAACCACGTCTTCCGTGCCAAGCAGGCAGTCGCACTGACGAATGGGCCTGCCGTGGAGGAAGGGAACGTTCTTGCTATCAAAATACTCGCCATACTGAAGGTGGACGTTGCCCTTGTCGATGGACTGCAGCTCAAGAGCGGTAAGCACATCGCTATTGCAGTACCACACCGCCTTGCCGCGCATCTGTTCAGGCATGACATTCTTCGCCATGATGGTAAGTTTCTGGAGGTCAATGAATCCAGTTTCGCCAGCTCGCTTCATGAGGTTTGCAGTCGGGATGTTGCAGATGCGAACAACTGCGCGCCAATCACGCACAGCCAGACCACAATCCCAGCCGTAAAGATCGCCCACGCACTGGAATTTATTGCCAGCAGTATCTGTGGTCATGTAAGTTCCAAGGTCTTTGTGAGAAATGCCAGCCTTAGACCCCTTGGGGTAAAGGCCGTGGCAAGTGTCAGACCCCCAGCACACAAGCCACATGGAAGTGTTTGCAGCAGAAGAAGAACCGCCGGCACTGATAACGTGAGACTTTGATGCATCAGAATAACGGATTGCAAAACCGTTAAATTCGTCCGGCGTCACGTCATTTGCGCCATAGAACAGGGTGCGCGCGACTTTCTGGCGCATAGCCTCCATGAAGGATTTGCCTTCACTGAGACGGAAAGCCCTAGCCTTATCGCCGTAAAGCTCGACTTCCTTAATATCAAGCTCCTGACGGGCTTCATACATCGAAGTGACTTCCTTGACTTCGCTCCACTGTCCCTTGGAAGGCGGCGTACCACGATAGAGACGGCGATAGTAGATAGTCGGAAGTCCAGTGCGGATGCGAGTTTTGTGACCGTCAGACTGATTGCTTTCCATCCACGGAATGTCGGAAAGAATGTCATTGGTCATGTTCATGAGTTCGAGAGTCTCACCCACGCCGTCTTTCTGGCCTTTGTACCAGTCTTCAAGCTCGGCAAGGGTGCTAACGAGTCCAAGTTGATAAGCCATATCTGCCTCCTATTAAACAGACATATTAGGCCACATGCGTTCCTCAAGTGGCCTTTCCTTGCCGGAGCTTTCGCCACGGCTGCCGATAAATTTATCCTCACCCATCGCGCGGCCAACACGGGCAATGACGCGCACCACGTCAGGATGATAATCTGCATGCATCGACTTGAGCAGTGTGCGGAGTTTGCCGTCAGTGTCAAAGGCATTCAGCGCCTTCCTGCTGTCGGCAACGGTGGCTTTCCAATGGGAGCCGCCAATTTCAGGATCCCTGAGGATTTCATCCTGCCACTGACGTATCTGCGCGCTCTCCTGCTGTGCCTGGAGCTTTGAAACGTCACCCGCAAACTGCTTATGCCAATTCAGCATGGCCTCAGCCTGAGCCTTTGTGAGCTTCGCTTCCTTGCAAGCCTGAGTAAAACTTTCCAGATTTTCCTTCGGCACCTGGAAGTCTTCCGTAGGCTCAAAGCTGTAATCCTCAGGCTCAGCCTGCTTTTCGGCGTCCTTCTGGCCCTCTGGCGCGTTTACGTCAGAGGGGGGAGTAGTTGCCCCGTTCTCGCCTGCCTGTGCGTCCTGCGCCGTCTCAGCGCCCGTATCGGGTGCATCGTCCGCTATGCTCTCAACTGGAGCATCAGCCACGCTTTCCATGGTAGTCTCTTCAGCCATTTTCACTCCTTAGGTTCTTCGACTGCGCACACGGCACCGGCAATGCCAGCTTCACGGCACAGTGCAAAAAGCTGCATACCCACGCTTCGCCGGCCCTCGCGATACAGCAGCCCTTCACAAGCTAGCGCGCCTGCCGGCGCGAAACAGCCACACACGTCTTCGCACAGCCACCGCAGAAAATTCGTGCCGTCCTTCGACCGGCCTAAAGCTTCGACCACGCCGACAAGGCGCGCCCGTTCCAGCTTTTCCCTGGCCTCGCGCGCCTCTTTCTCGCGTGACGTTTCCCACATGGCAGGATCGTTGCTCATTTACATTCCCCCTGCGCCGGTGATGCCGCCCACAAGCGACTGCATCAGTGTTTGCCCGTCTGCGCCAGCAGGCGTCTGCCCAAGATTTTTTGCCGCACCTGTAACATCCATTGCCGCCTGACCTGCGCTTGCCATTTCCTGCTGAGCCTGCGCAGCCTGTTCCATCTGCGCACGTTTCTGCCGCGCCGCCTCAACGGCTTGCTCTTCAGCAATGCACGACTGTGGCATGCCGATACGGTCAAGGTATGCGCGCGCAGTTTTGTCGGCGTCCAGCACGTCCAGAGCCTCAGGTTTGGCACCGGCAAAATTCGCCAGAAAAGCCACGCCCTGCTCTATTGCGGAAGTAGCTGTGACTCTTTGGGCCTGCGCAAGGACGCTTTCAAACTCAACGTCCAGCTCAACGTCCTGCAATTCATCCGGCGGCTCAGGCAAAGCACCATACTCACCCATCAATTGATACGTCCTTTTGATGAGCGGGGACAGCAACTCAGTATGCAGTCGCTCGACAACAGGGCCGATTAACAGCATTTTCTCCGCTTGCTTGGCCTGAATCTCGGTAGCAGTTACCTGCCTGCGGTCATCGTCCATAAGCATACGGAACAGGTCAACGTAGAGACCGTTGTTGATAGTCTCTTTGACTTCGCGCAGAGCTTCGATTGTGTGCTGAATTGCGGCAGCATCAGGCTGCTGAATTGGCATCACCAAAGGCTTTCCCTGCGTAATAGCAAAGTCACCGTATGTGAAGCCACCAGGGTTGCGGTCAACGCCATAACGCCGGAGGTTGCTATCACCAATCATCGGCGGGTCAGCGATTTTATGCTGAGTCCTTCGGAATGTTTCAGTCATTGCCTGAAGCATTTTGCAGTCCGGCATGACGTCCATTGCAGGACTGCGCCCGTAAACATCAGAGTGATGTATATCCCAACGGGGGGCAAATGCAGGAAACATATCGTACCCGCCCTCCGAAAGGATCTGCTTACGACCAAAACCGGCCGCGTCACGCAGCCAGTACACGCTCACATAGGGTTTCCCCTGCGCGCCAACACGCTGGCCCCACTTAATGTCTTTGCGCGGAAATACGCCATGGATGACATTAAGCCTAGTAGCACTTGCACCAGCCGGCCCACGCTCTGCTGCGTTGCGCACAGTCTCAGGCACCTTGTCCTCACCCCACAGGTCAACAATTTGTCGTGCGGTCAGGAATAGACGCCTGAAAAATGTATCGACATAGCCGTTGCCGTCCACGTCAAGAACGTACTCTCCTGCAGTGACGCGATGGAATTGCAGGCCATTTTCGTCTGCGTCCTCAATCATCAGTCCTGTTCCAAAAGCACCCAAGTCGGCATACAAGCCATGAATGCAATTGTAAAAATTGGATTGATGAAGAAGAATCCGCATGCGCTCTGTAACTTCATCGAGCCAGACGTTGACGCCGGAGGGCTGTTGCTGTCCATGGTCAATGGCAAGTCTAAGTTTAAACCACGGCCTGACCGGCGAAGTCATGCCGCCTTGCAGTCCAGCTGCCAAGGTGCGCATGCCAAGCACACCACAAGAGTCGAGTAAGCGGCTGTTGATTTTTGGCTGCTTGTGGGAGCTTTCGTCAGTGTCGGCGCGCCAGCGAGTCGGCAGAAACAACTCAGCCAAATCCTGCCAGGCGGCATCCCAGCCGGAACGCTCATTTTTGAGCATTTCGTACCTGGCATCTAATTTCCTGACGTCAAGCTCTGCCATTGCAGTCCCCTCCCCTAGCGTATCGCTGCCGGTGTCGTTGCCGACTAAGCCCGACCGGCTTGTGAGGATGGAAGCGGCCAGCCCACGGTTGCGCTTGCTGCGCTCACGCTGAGCGTCTGCAGCAGCCTGCGCGCCGGCGCTCACTGCTTTTGTCGCCTGCTTCTGCGGCGTTTCCGGAACCGGCTGCGGTTCGGGAGCGTCATATCCACCTGAAAAGCCACCCATCACTCTACCTCCCACGTTGCTTTAATGTCGTTAGGCTGCGCAAAGACGATCCACCCGTCAACATGTCGCTGCTGTCTTGTGTACCAAAACAGCTCAGGAATTTTGAATTTCTTTTGGAAGCCAAGCTGCCCAAGCATGTTAAGTACATGTCGATTGGGCGCAGGCACGCGACCGATGAAAGAACTCACCGCGCCGTCATGGCATTTGAGTATTTCGAGCAGACCTTGTCTTGCAAGCCGAGCAGCCTGCCTGAAATATGGACGAAAGGCAGTCAAGCCAACTTCAGCACACCTTGTACGCCAGCTTCCTTGGAAAGGCAGGATGTAGGCAAGTCCAGCCATCTCTCCATCGATGTAGCCGGCCCACGTCTCGCGCACGTTGCTGGAATTGTGCATCTTGATGTACAGATCCTCAGACCATTGCCAGTCATCAATCTCGCTGAATAGGCACCACAGCAGATTTTCCTCTTTGAGCCTGCGATAAATGGCTGCATGCTCAACAGGATCATAGATGCGCCTGTATGTGTACTCCATCGACTACCCCAAAGTGTCAGCGCCTGAAGCCTGCGATGCAAGGCCGGAACGCTTCGACAAAATAGAAGACGCAACGCCACGACTTTTGCGCACTTTGTCACCCTGCGCAGCCATAGCGGGACTTGCGGTAGATCCCTTCTTCCGCGCCGGTGCAGACTGTTCGCCTGCGCCCTGGCTGTCGTTTATCGCGCCAGCTACCGTCCCGCCCCAATCGGTGTCCGGATAATGCTCCCGCGCGTATCTGTCTGCATTTGCATCAGGAAAACCAGCCATAAACATCTCCACTTGCTACCATGCTAACGGGTCATATGGGTGCGCTTCTTGCCTGCGCTCTGCAAGCGTGACGTCAATTGCGCGGGCAACAGGCGCGGCAAAAGTCAGACATAAGGCGTCCGCCTCGTCACACGAATGACCTAGCCGTTCCTTTATGTCCTCTTTCTTTTCCAACTGCATAAGACCGGCGCTATTGAACGAATAGGTTGGGCAAGAAAGCTCAGCCTTTAGTCCTTCATCCGGCGGTAAAGCGCCCCCAGTTTTCAGCCACTCCAAGCAGTTGTGCCACATCTCCATGCGCCTGTTGAAGAATCTGTTCTGCTTCAGAGCCTTGCTCCCAAAAGGAACTTCCGTGACTTGATAGCCAAGCTGGCGCACACGGTCTATCACGCCTGCACCCTGGCCTGCGTCCACGAAAACCGCATCAGGATTGCGTTGGGCAATCTCAGACACCACACGGTCAGCCAAAGCCATGTTGTCGAGCTTGCGTATCACAATCGGACGTTCTGCCATCATGCCACGCCGGAAGAAGATGACCGATGCGTCATCCCCGAATCGCGCCACGTCCACGCCCATCACCAAAGGAGCATGTTCGTAAACGTGAGCCTGGTAACTGCGCTGCATGGCCTCAGACACAAGCTCCAACGGTATCAGCACGTCATCAGACGCGGCGTTGAAGTCGCACAACATCTCTTGTTTAAAAGCGTTCTCAGACAACTCAGACTTCAGTGCCTCTATTTCGTCCTTTGAAAGCGCGTCAGTCTGCGTAACGGGAAACGACATTGCGCACCAATCTTTGTTTCCCTTCGCTTGTTCGGAGGCGGCGTGATGGTACAGCTCACTGAATAGGTTGGCACCTTTCGGGGTGCCAATGAAAAGCGCCCAACCATGTCTATCAGCCAATGCAGGACGGATAATTTCATGCCACACCTCAGGCTTCATCTGCGCGACTTCATCAAGGACAATGCCATCGAAGTAAAGGCCACGCAAAGCATCGGGATTGTCAGCACCAAAAACTCTAATAGTAGAGCCGTTGCCAAAAGCAATGCTAAGCTCACCTTCGTTGACTTTTCGGTCAACACAAGGGGAACTATAGTGTTTAAGATAATCCCATGCAATGACCTTGGCTTGATTGCGGTACGGAGCAACGTAGGCATACGAGCCTCTTTGCTTGCGCGTGAAAAGAGCTTCCCTGAGCAAATGGTTTACAGACAAAACCGTTTTGCCGAAACGGCGATGAGCGACCAGGACGCTAAAGCGCGCCGATGCAATGGCCTTGTGTGCATCAGGATACCTAGGCTTGTATGGTATCGTTATCTTAATCTTCCCAGCCATAGACAACCTGCGCCTGCACTTTGCTTTCCACCTTGTCCGCAGGCTTCTGACCCATAGCTATCATCAGCTTTTCAAAACCTGCAGCATCGCCGGATTCAATCTGCCTTTCAACGAAAGAGGCAACGGCGGCAGCAAGCTTTGTCTGCGGGTTGCCTTCTTCATCAGGAACGTTGTGCGTCTTGCTAGTATACATATCCAAAAGTTCCTGAATCAGCTTTTTTTCCCTGCGCGCAATACCAGAATTAACGCCACCTTTCTGGCCATTTTTTCGAGCTTCTTCCGAGCTTGGAACGCGCAAATTCTCCTTTCTTCCGCGGCCCACTACTTGCCCCTTTTCTTTTCCTTTGGGTCAACAACATCAAGTACCTTGTCTACATGAGTTTCCGCAGCGTGATTGACCCTGGCTATCACACGCTTGAGCAGTCCAGGCACAGGCAAGTCCAACGCCTCGCACTTAGTCAGGATGCTCAACGCCTCATGCATGGTGAGATAGCTACACGCCCACACAGGCACAGCAACAGACTGCCCAAGTACGGCATTGATAACGTATTGGCAAACCCATGCAATGATGAGCACGACAGTATAGACAGGTATTTTAGCCAAACCTCTTGCCAGCTTGCGCAGGGAAAAGGTTTTTGTACTGACAGCCAGCCAAATTCCTAGGGCAAAGTCAGCGACAAAAAGGAAGGCCAGAGCGTACACAATGTCCAGTGGCAACCCTAAAGCCTCACATCCCGCCACGACACAAGCCGCACCGCCTTTAATCCAAGGGGCGGACAGGACGCCTCCAAAAACGGAGGTAAAATCGTGGAGGGAGTCGGACATTGAAAGGTCACCCATGTCAGGGGCGTCAGCCATCAGAGTACCTCTGCCAGCAGTTCGCCTTCCTGCGCACGGCGCTCGTAATACTCGCCGTTCCAGCCCTTTGCGCCCGACTTGAGGTTGCGCACTGCTCTGGCCCACTCATGTTTTGTGAGCGCGTCCAACGTATGCTCACCGCGCCGGCGAAGGCCGGCCCAACCCAGCTGGTAAACCAAACTGAAAATCACGCACTGCGCCTGCCATGGGAGCGTTTCAAACTTGCCCTTGGCCCCGTAGCGGTAATCCCAAGTCGGTTGCACAACGTCATCCATGTAGCCCTTGTGTTCGGCGTCAGTAAGCGCCCTGGCCTCATCGATGGACAGCGTGAGCGCCTGCCGGTAGAGCGCCTGCGCGGCGGCCGCGTCAGCCTTGCCGATGTACGGCATAAGCTTCTGCATAAGCTCATCAGAGACGCCCCACTTGCGCAGCTGGTCAGCGCGCTGCTGCCCCAGGTCAACGCCAACTCCGATGGTGACGCCTGAGACGCCCATAGGATCATACAGTTCCGGTCTTCCCGTCTCTGCGCCGTAGTAGTTGCGCGTCTTTCCCTTCACGCCCTTGACGTAGCACGGAATGTATCCGCGCACGGAAAGTTTGCCTTCCACTTTCGGCAGCCATGCAAAAATCTTGCTGTATTCAATTGGCATTGCGCGCCTCCATGCCTCTTTTCGAGAGCCATGCACATCACGGGGCAGGCGCGTCAACAAAAAACGGCGAAGGCCGGCACCGCAGGAGTTGAACGGTGTCGGCCTTGCTGTTCCCAGCCACATGCACTCGGAGGATCTGCAGCCTTCCCTATGGGGCGATTCAGGTATCGCCACTCTCGCCGCGCGCGTCAAGCTTCCTGCGCATTTCGACCAGGCGCTTGATATACACCCGCCGGCAATGATTACACATGCGACTGCACAGCACTTCCCACCCGCGCACGGCCTCAGATTCATCGCCGTCCACAGATTCAGGGCCGGACATGCCACAGCGACCACAACAAACAACGGCACCGCCTTCCACGGTGCGCTCCACGCTCACCTGGTCGCACTGGCAGTAGGGACATGGATGTGGATGCACAAACTACCCCTGCCGAATTTTGGCCATTTCCGCTTTGGCAGCAGCAAGAGACGCATCATGCCAGCACTTCCGGCACTCGGCAAAGCTGAACCGCTTGCACAAACTGCATTTGTCGTGACCTACCAGTATACGCGCCTCAGACAGCCTTTCAGCCAGCCAGAAAATCTGAGCGTTCATACGGCATTTAAGCTCAGAGATTGCTTTAACTTCAGCGTCATTCACCTACTTTCTCATCCCAATCGCCACGGCACATGCGCCAGACAACAACGAGAGTGTCAAGCAGTTCAGATGAAACACGCGCCTTGCCCTCACTCTTGTTGTATGCGGCAGCTACTTCACCCAACTCTTCCATAATGCGG